TGTACCCCACCGTGAAATATTATAGAAATTATACAAACTCAGAGTACAAAAACGAGTATGGAGGGGGCACTTGGGGGTCAATACAATATACGGAAGACCGCAACATCAGCGCGCTGCCTCATTTCTTACGGGAAAATATCGACGGCGTAGAAGATGATGTCGAGATATTTGGGGTAACCGCCGGCACCACACACACGACTCACGATTTCATAAGGAATTTTGATTTTTTCGATAAGCTAACAATCGACGGAGAGCCGTACCGCCTCATGGCATTTGAGTTCCAAGAGTTATCAAAAAACCAGCGCACTGATTACGACTATGAACCAACCTTCAACGATTATTTGATGTTCTCGGTTGTCGTGGAAGATAAAACGAAAGACGTCTATGACTTGCTTATTTCTCAATATATGTCAATGAGAGACACGTTCATTGAGTATTATGATGCTGCATATGAATTTTGCAGCTACAACAACGTTGATGGCAACTTCAACACATTTTTTCAGACAGCCATGGAACAACAAAACTCAGAGGAACCTGAACAAGCCCCATGGATTATGGCGCCAGTTATATATTATTTTCATGTTGATCTACTAACGGATGCATTTGGCGGAAGCTTCGATAAGATAATCGATGCTGCTATTCGCGAAAGTGAAGGCATAAATCCAACTACAGGAAGATTGGAGGACGTAAAAACGTTTAGAGAGAAGATAGAAGAGCTATACAACATAAACTATGAACCCTCCAATCCAGAGGGACTACCAGCACATGCTGAGGGGTTGCGCAACTCGCGCACAATCTTCGGCGGCGCCGGAAAAACATATTTTCCGCTCCCGGAATTGAAGACCGACATGCCGGTTGGTGCCCAAATTAGCACCATGCCTACCGAGCTGGTCGTGGGCGACGTCGACCCTGACGATATCTTCGGAGAAGATGACCAAGGCGGCGCCGTGACGCCGTTCACCCGCGGCGGTCTAAAGATGGTCAAGATGGCATTTGGATTTAAACAGATCCCCAAGCACAGCACCGATCACGATTCTGATGGATACATTAGGATTACGCCTGTTGGCGGACTTCAAGAGCTTCCCAATGGCGAAAACGCCACCGCCTCAACCGCTGCCACGCTGGAGCAAATATGCTCCCCTTACGGTCGCGACAAAGCCGACGCAACCGGGATTTACCTGTATAATAGTAATTGGGATTACGATGGTAACAAATGTAGACCAAGCACAGAAAAATACCGCACAGTGTGGCTTTATCCCGGCATTACATATACCATTATGTGGTATGCGCGCGCGACTGAAGGCGGAACCGCATACGGCGGCGATCTCGCGCCACTGATCTACACGACTGCCACAATCACTGTGCCTACGGGAGAGCCCGGCACCGGTGGAGCCGACATAGAGGGTTCTGAAGAAAATAGTGGTCAGAAGATCGACGATCAAGCACAACTAACGGACAGTCGTTATAATTACTATGTCTTACGCGCCGGCTGTAAGCGAACCAATGCCTTCGAGGGTGCGTCACGCCGCGGACTTTTTGGCAAGACCAAATCCTCATTCTATGATGCGGACCAGAGCTTGTGGGAAAATATCGAGGCGGAACCAGATTGGCGGACCTTCGCCGGTTATAAATTTACTGCACCATATGGCACCTAATAATAAGTTTTATAAATTGTACAGCTTTCTATTTATTGTTGAAAAGGAATTTTTTAAATGGGACTCTCCACAACTTTAAGCTCCGGACTCCTACAAAGCAAAAGCAGTCGTCGGCGCATAAAGAACGCTAACAATCTTCAGGTGATCGACGGTCAAGTCTATTCGCCAGCCCACGACTTTGACCAATTGACGATTAGAAAAATTAACAAACGAATGCAACGGGCGGGACTAAAAAACAACAGCAATCCGAACGTCAGCGTTCAAAATTTAGCATCCGGAGTTCTACAGATAGCCGGCATTTCACTCACAACTCACACAAATCGAAACAAAATAGATTTCTCGCTGATCGCATCTCAACTGGACACGGAAACGTTAGACAATCCAAATATTTTGAATCCGTCACAATATACAAATATTCAAAAAAGAAAAATAACATTAGGACCGATGTTTCCCAATTTAAACGATCCTATATATGTGCTCGATGACGCGCCCCCCATAAGAAAACAAACTCAAATGGAAGCAATCGCGTCAGCCGAAACTGTGCCGAATTTAATATCTATAGCTTATGACATGAATAAGATAACCGAAGATCCACGTCAGCCCACATTGAGAAACTTTACAAGATACGGAGGGGCATAAGAAGTGACTAGTGAATACGAAGCTGAAGTCGGTGGTGGCGACGGCTACACCCCAAGGAGTTCGGAGGGCATTCTCCGCGACGTCGCTGTCGACCCCAGCACTGAACTGAGATACCAATCCCGCAAGACCGTAGTGCCAGAGAGCGAATTTTGCCTTTTATTTACAGTTACTGCGAATAGTCTCGATAGTGATGGGCTTATTAAGCCGAATTCTGTAGAGCCTGTTTGGTATAATCAGGACGCAACCGATGATCTATTTACTGAAGCTCTGACTGGTGAAAATCAATTTGATACAATCCTGCAGGGTTTGGGCAACGAAGCTATTGGGATTTGCAATTATGAGATAATGGGCGCCCAAACGTTTACCGAAGCGTACCAATACGAAATGTTTAGGAATGTCGCCGCAGTTCAAAACTTTGCTGCCGAAGATTCATCCGGCGGGGCAACTTTTCTAACGCCGACACCTTCTTATTATGAGGCTGCTGATGAGTGGAGGGTGGAGTATACTCCCGAAGAAGTGCAAGGTTTGATAGACAGATTTGGTGGCGTCCCGGGCTCCACCTTTGAAGAAGTAATATCCGAGAAAATGCGCTCTTTAGCGATAGAAGTTCTCCAAACTTTCCCCAGTCGAGATCTCCACTTTTCTAAAGCGAAATCTTTAATGTTAAGAACGTCAAATTTGGCTGCTTTCGCAGTTTCTGAAGGAGATCAGAATGTAACTCTGTCACTTGAAAGAATGGGCGCCGATTATGGGAGTTCTGCGTGAGTGAATACATTAAAATAACGACCATTGACACCAATCTTGTCTCTGGCTCGCAAGATAAGACTAGGAATATGATCGGTGGTTATTGGCACGTAATGTCTTCAGAAGACGAAGCCGACTATGGATCGTCGTTGATATACAGCGAAACACCTTCCACAGACACAGGTACGACAGTCACGCCGGCACACTCAAGTGAGTTTGATATGCATCCCGAGGCGCCGTGGACCACGGCTTCTGCTGATTCTATTGCGCCGAACTACAGGATTCCAGTCCGCGTAATTGGCAACCCTGATATAGTTAAGGATGACGTACACTGGGCTGCAATTTTGGCAGGAGGCACTTATGGCACATCTTCATATGATGGAATCTTATCCAACGGCACCTTCGACGCGCACAATTTTACGATGGAAGTGCCATATTCGAAGCTCGACGCAAAAAACATAACGCCGGAAAACTATGCAGACTATGATTATTACGACATAAAATGTAACTATCAAGACTACTATCCACAATATGAAACTTATGTACAAGGTTTAGACAGTGATTTACTGATCCCCAATTTCTATATTTTAGAAATGTATAGGCAAAAATATGAAACTGATAACTTTGACGAAGAACTTACAGATTTTGTCACCGCCGGCAACAGCCTCTCTGTTGATCCACATGATATACTTGAGGATTACTTCGGGACTTACCCACCACCTTATGTGATGAGCGCAAGGTCAATAGCGGGGGTTGATCTCCCCAGGGGCACCTTCCTTTATCGTGACGCCACTAGAAATGCGCGAGATTATTTGACAGGCACTCTCCCGAACAGCGAGCTATCAGGCGCCACTTTCGATTATATCACCGGTCGATTCTCGAACTTTTTATTTAATGAGGAAGCACAAGGACAGTATAACCAGACAGTCATGGAGGATAACGCAGTGAACAGGGCACCCTTCTATGTTTCGATGGATATTCCTGCTATCGGGGATAATACCATGCGAAGCACCTTTGCAGGTTTAGGATTTGAGGATATGTTTTTGTCGAATCTCCGTGCGCACTTTGAATCGACCGCTATCCAATCCACCTCGGTCGAAGACTACCCAACCACAGCACTTATCGAGAACGATGCGCTGGTAGACGGATCCATCATTCCCTTTGGGCAGACACGAAATGTATCATATCGTAGTGTTGATTACTTAGAATTCCTGCTTAATTGCGCCAATATGGCATCTTTTAGCGCTTTGAGCGATCAATATTTGTTTGAGCCTTTGACACCAGAGACTTTAATGCTAAGAAATTTTAACGGCGCCTACCGCTTCGCCAAAAGCACAACAGCGTTTGCTGTGTTAAGCGCAGCAGTCGCTGAAATGAACTCGGAACCATTAGCGTGTGTCGGCGGATCCACGATAAATTATGTCGACTTTTTAGCCATGGCAGAAGCCTCCGTGTCCGCGGACACTCTCGCATATAGAATAGCGAAAACTAACGCCACTAGGGGAGCCTTCGTTCAAAATGTTTTTCTGTCTAACCCCCACCCCAACAGGGTATCGTACTATGACACACAAGTTCGTTACGGCGAGACGTATACATATACCACATATGCTTATGTGCTTGTGAAGGGCTATAACTATCGATATACTAATCTATTGGGGACTCGTTTGATAGGCGACGCAGATCACACATTATCAAAAGTGGCGTCAGCCCTTGGGTTAGAGTTGGAAGCCCTCGGCGAGAATGATGCGACGCGTGATGCTGTTTCTCATGCACATGGCGAAGACTATTTCAACAGCTTCGTGCAAGTTGCAACAGGAGCCGACCATTGTCTAGAGTTTTTTAACTTGTCAAATGGTGCTGCATCCCCGCAACTGTATGTGGCGGCTGATGAGAACCCGCTTATTGTCGCAAATGCATTTAGTACCAATGCACAAGTGCTAAGCGAAAACAGGTATATGGCAGATTTCTATCTAAGTCTTGAGCCTTCGTGGAAAATAATGGAAGTGGAAGTGGCGAGCAAGACAATTACAATTTTGGATCACATGCCATCCGCGCCGGATATTACACCCTACCAAAGGATGGACGATTCTCAAATAATAGGATTTTATGCTAACCTTGAGTCGTTCACGCCATCTCTTTTTCCGACGTCCATAGATCCAACACAAGAGGAGCAATATAAGCAAGATTATCTACGTTCGTATAACCTGCTGGATTCCGAAAATGCTCAATTCCGCTCAGTTTCAAGAGCGTCGTCTTTAGAGGTTTATAGGATCGACAAGAAGCCCGCATCTATTTCGGACTTTGCTGGAAAACTCGTTGCAACCAAAGATCTATCGGTAACAATGTACGGAAGCACAAAAACCAATTGCTTCTACGAAGAAAAAATACGAGCCAACAAGAAATACTATTATTTATTTAGGTTTCTAAACGAACACGGAATCAGCGGTCTTATATCGCCGATACATGTAGCAGAATTAGTTAATGATGGGGGCTACAAATATTCCAAATTTAATGTATTATATGAGACAGAACTCACTCAGTCTGATGACGCGGTAGTTTCCGAACCATTTAAAAAATTAATGAGAATTATTCCGAACGCCCGACACATATTTATGGACGATTCCGAAGTTGACTATGAGCAAGAAGCATCAACTCAATTGGAGAACGTAAAGATTGGAACAGGTGTTGATGATACGATCTGGGACACACCCTTCAAAGTGCGCCTAACCTCTAAAAAAACTGGCAAGAAAATAGATCTTAATATTACATATAGAATAAGAGAGAGCAGCTACTAATGGCTTTTCAGGACACATCATACACCATCATATTGGACGCAGTGTTGACCGACATCGGCAGAAAAAGAATGGTCCAAGGGGACTTTAAAGTTGCTAAATTCGCCATGGGAGACGACGAAATTGATTATGGCTTGTGGGCGCCCGGAGACAGCTTTAGCGCTCAGACGAACATCGAAAATACTCCAGTTTTGGAAGCGTTTGCAGGACAAAACGCGGCAATTTTGCACGGACTTATAGATTACGGACGTTTGGATATTTATTTCGTGCCCGAGGTTGTTGTAAATCATGACAGAGTAGCAGAATCAGCAACCCCCTACCCGGATCACAAAGTGGGGAGATACTATCTGTCAGTGAATGATGAAACCACAGAAAAACTCAAGTTGAGTACAGCGCTGGCTTCGGATAAATATATTTTAGAAAGCAATTCTGAGTTGAAAACCAAGCTTTTAATTGAGTCAGGAATAAACATTTTGGGGACAACATCGATCCCAGACGACAAATTGGCAAAAGAAAGATATGTGACGCAGATGAACCTATATGATTCATACTTCATTATTTCTGTCGATTCAAGATTTGTTGAGAACGTCCTAAGTCAACCCCAAGGTTCATATTTTAAGACCGACGCTTCCAATAATCTATACATGAACTTCGAACCCCTACAAAGGAACATCAAAGTATCATTAGCACCAGTCGTAGATTACTATGAGAGTTACAGGATTCCTGCAGTAGACACTGAAATATTTGGCGGCAATAGCGGTACCGGCACAAGTGTGAGGAATGCCAATTCAGCCCTCATAGGTCCCCGCGGCACAGTAATAGCACTTAATTTTAACATTTTCAATGAACTATGTGGAGACTCGACAACAACCGCTGACGACTCCTATTATATTTTTGGTACAAGAAGCTCCGATCTTTTTAGCGACGGCAATTTGTACGATTATATTGATACTACTATATACATTGAAGGGCTGTCGAGTAACGCCCGGCTTCAAATACCGATAAGGATCACTAGATATGCCGGTACGTAGAGCAAAGAAATGTACTTATATAAGTAGAACAAACAAAATACCAACTATTTATGAAAGAGAGGAAATAATAAATGGCTTTTTTGGATAACTCCGGCGACATCATACTTGATGCAGTATTAACTGAGACCGGTCGCAAACGAATGGCAAACGGCAACTTTGGCATTTCGAAATTTGCCCTAGGCGATGATGAAATCAACTATACAACCTATAACAAGAATCACCCATCAGGCTCGGCATACTATGACTTAGAGATACTTCAGACGCCCGTATTAGAGGCGACTACCCAGATGAACTCTAACATCAACTATGGTCTACTGTCTATCACAAATACCCAGCTACTTTATATGCCAGCAATTGACATGAATGAACTGCTTCCAGATCTGGCAGTATTCAAGACCGGAAGTGTTTATTATGTTGCCACCAACCAAGCAACAGCAAACAAGCTAGCTCTCGCCACCAGCATTGGCAATACTAAGTATATTTCAAAAGCCACCGGTACGCCGCAGAGAGACGGTAGAATTATTTTGTTCGAATCTGGTATCAATAACTCGAAGCTGGCATCTACTGCGGCAAATCGCAGCAAGTTTTTGGTGTCAACCGACATGGTAGATAGCAGTTTTACGGTTCAAGTAGACGGTCGCTTTATCGCGTCAGTCGCCGGACTCGCCGCCAATAGCACTTTTACAAACGATTTTGAGGATAATCTCGTGGCAAACCTATCCGTAGGCGCTGGCAGCATCAGCGGTGTCGCCGCGACGGGTCTAGCCAATTACAACAACTTTACTGTCCCCGGCATAACCGACGCGATAACAGACACATCATCAGGGGCTTCTCAGTGGAGTGCCCTCAACGGACCCAAAGGGACCATCGGTGGCGTGGTCTTCAACACCGTGAGCGAATTGGGATCCACGGACACGAGATCCTCTCTTTATAATGATTATGGAGTAATCAGTGCCACGCCATTCGGAGGCTCCGACACCTACGATTATATAGATACGGTTGTTTACGTTGTCGGCAACAACACATCTGCCGTGATCCAATTGCCGGCTAGAATTATCAGGAACGTTAGTTAAAATTAGGAGTTTATAAATGCCTGTACAGAATTATGAAAATATCGACACAAACACAGATGTCACGACAACCCGGACGCTATTACACGAAGTAATACCGCTGACGGGCACAATTGTTTCGGGCACCTACAGTGATCTTAACATCAAAAACTATTCTCACGGGATGTTCCAGTCGACTTACGACTATCCTTATCTAAGCTCCTCGGCTAACCATCTCTTTGATGTTACTTGCGGCTTTGATGAGGGAGCCGCTGTGACAGGCTCAGCGCAAACTCTCTCTGCGTCAGCGCGCTATAGTGGCGTACAGGTCGCCAAAAAGATCAACATGTATAACCAATTCTCTCAAGTACTTTTGGGATATACGGGCAGCAACAACACTGTTGAGATTTTTGAGAGCGACTTGAATATCAGCGACAATTCTGCGCAGATGACATCGTGCTATTTCGTTACGCTATCGCGCCTTCTTATGAAAGAGCAAATTAAGAAAGGCACCTTCAGCATGACGCTCGGCACAGGATCTCACAGGAATGCCGGCGCGAATTATCCCATCATGTCTGCATATTCTATCACGCTTATCGATGCTTCCGCCTCGTCCGGCGATAGCGGAGGCTACAAGTCCGGACTCCCCGGCGGTGACTACGGCGTCCTATATGTGTCTGGTTCTCAATACAGTACAACAGGAATAGCGGTAGGCAACATATGGTATCAGGCAGGAGTTATTGTATTAACTAGCTCGGTATTTGGAACAGGATCCACCGGCGCCCCCCGGCAACCGAATCAAATTCCGACAGCCATAGTCTCTGAATCGATGGGCGGCGCCACCTACACAGCCATTCAAACAATGGTTACGGGAACCATTACAGGTTCGTGCGACATTGTGCGTGAGAGAATCCAAAACATCTCGTTTAACAATACAACCGAGATCAACTCTAAGATTTACTTCTGCCGCGTTCCGCACAACAAGTATAACTATAGCTCGAACCCCACATATACTAGCGCAAGTAAAATCAGAGTGAAAGAAAAGGCGTCAGATCCACCAATTAGCTACATTACAACCGTGGGTCTGTATAATGCTAGCAACGAACTCTTGGCGGTCGCTAAGCTTTCAGAGCCGCTTCGAAAAGATCCTACGAACGAGATCACGCTAAGAGTTAGATTGGATTACTAAAAATGGCGTTCCGCAAGATAGGAGAAAACGACTTCTTTCTTAACACGATGAAGGCGCAGCCGCATAATAAGTTTTTCATTTTCGACACTTACGTATACTATAATAACGAGTCGTTAGTGACGGGATCCTCCGGCAACCGGAACACGGGCTCGCAAGCACGCACAGTAAAGAATGTCCCTCGCGGCTTCGTTAGTCTATATGAATACAACATAGATCGCCCCCATTCAGGTAACGTGGGAAGATCGAACTGGGCGAACCGAAACATCGCCGGCGGCGGAAAGACCGCTGCAGTGATCGAGGGTCCGGTAGCGTTCGGCTACCCCGGCGGCGTTATGGGGCTTCATTCATCCGCAAGCTATAATGCATTGAAGCAAGCCTATGACGACACCACCGAGCCCGTCACATTCTTGCCAAACAACGGCACGATATACGCATATATTTCAAAAGACAGCGCCCGCTCGTCCTTCAAAACAGTAGCGCCAGTTTCATATAATACTGAATATTCCTACGGCGCAGTCCAATCGTTCCAATATCCTCTGTCCTCGTCCATTACACGCGAGTATATCGAAACCCCCTCCTCTTCAGCAGGGGTCTACAATAAGCACTACGTCGCGTTACGGAATCGCTTAAACTTTTACGGCGCCAGAAGCCAGCAATATATTGTGAAGGGACCCACTTGGGACAAAGACACTCAAACCCTTAATATGATTCACATTCCATCTATTTTCTATGGAACGAAAATTGAACCCGGCACCGTCTCCTTGAAATTCTACTGGACAGGCTCGTTAGTTGCCGAGTTAAGAGATGATCGTCGCAACGGAGAGCTTATTCAACAATCAGATACTGACGATGGAACGGGCGTACTCGGATACAGTGGAAGTTGTGCTGGGGTTGTTATGTATGACGAAGGAATCGTTATTTTAACTGGCTCGTGGGATATGAGCGATCAAACTGCAAGGCTAATTGATGCCTCCGCGGTCAAACCCAAATGGATCTATTGGGGCGTTGGAGCAAATGACGGGACCGTGAAAGGTTCTGGTGGCATAGACTCAACATTTGCCAATGTCTCCTTCGACATGTCCTTTAAGGGCAATACCGAAACTCAGGTGATGACACTTTTTGCGCATGCGCGCCGCGGCGAGGCAAACTATTCCAATAATCCAACTTTTCTAAAATTTGGACAAGAGAAAGTTAACTACACGTCATCTCATGTATATCAAGAAAATCCAAATCTGCTGATGAAGAACACCGTTAGCTCAAGCTTCGGCACGACCAATAATTTTGATTATACGTCTTCGTTCGAAAGGCAGGTATACATTTCGCGCATCGGAGTATATGACAAAAGCAAGAATTTAATTGGATTGGCAACACTTTCAAATCCAATTTTAAAAAAAGAAGATCAAAGCTATACATTCAAATTGAAGATGGATGTATAAATGAAGCCCATTGTAATTTTAGCACCAAGGTTTCTCAAAGCGATATCGTGGGTAATCGATATCTGCGCCATTACCCTATATCCCTTTATAATTGCGCGAGAAGAAATGTCCGAAGACGTTTTAAATCACGAAAGTATACATATCGCTCAACAAAAAGAATTACTTGTGGTATTCTTTTATATATTGTATGGCTGGGACCACCTAAGAGGCTTTGTGAAATACAGAGACAAAAACAAAGCATATTTTCAGATTAGATTTGAACAAGAAGCTTACGAACACATGTATACGCAAACTTATTTAGACACTCGACAGTCATATAGCTGGAAAAACTACAAGGTATAAAATGATTTTAGGGGTTGACATTTCAACCAGCATCACTGGCTTTGCTATTGTTGCTGACGACCAGATTCTTTATTATGATTCAGTTGATTTGAGGAAGTATAAGGATATATTTGAAAAGACTATTGTGTTGAAAGAAAAGCTTTTAGACTTGTTCGAGATGTACCAGTGCGATAATGAAGCCTTTGTGGGATCCTCAGAATATCCCATTGAACACATTTATATTGAGCAGTCTCTTCATATGTTCATGGGCGGAAAATCGTCCGCCAAAACCCTATCAACTCTCACTCGCTTTAATGGAATCGTATCGTGGTTAATTTATGAATTGTTTGAGATCAAACCAAAGTTCATTGGCGCCTCATCCGCACGCAAGCAAGCTGGCATTAAAGTCCCGAGAGGACAAAAGGCAAAACAAGTTGTGCTGCAGCACTTATTGGAGAATGAGCCAGCATTTAGTATTGAGTATACCAAGCACGGAAACCCGAAGCCAGAGTCCTATGATAGGGCTGATGCTATCATAGTTGCCAAAGCTGGCTATAGGGTAGAACAAAATAATCAAGAAAAAGCTTGACGAGCTATTTAAACGATGTTAATATACATAAGATGATCTTTCATCATACCTAGGAGATAAAATGAAAGTAACAAATGGACATAACGTAAAAGTCCACTACAGGGGTACCCTCACTGATGGTACCGAATTTGATAATTCGCGGGTACGCGGCGAGACACTCGATTTTGAAATCGGTTCTGGTCGCATGATTCTCGGATTTAACAACGCAGTTGTTGGAATGAGTGTGGGGGAGACAAAGACGTTTACTCTCGCACCGGACGAGGCGTACGGTCTACGTAATCCGAACGCCTTCCAGCCAGTACCGAAGACGGCATTTGGTCCAGATTTCGAGTTTTTAGTTGGCGAAACTATTCAAGGAAATGGTCCTGCAGGTCCTTTCCTTGCTAAGATTCACGAACTTCAAGAAGACAATGTGATTCTGGACATGAACCATCCCCTCGCTGGCGAAGAACTCACCTTTGAGATTGAGTTGATGTCTGCCGAGTCCGAGACTACCACCGCTAACTGGTCTGCTTCAATGAAAAAAGCAGAGCTTCTAGAGGTTGCAAAGTCCCGTGGGTTGCCAGTCAACACCAAGTCCACAAAGGCTCAGATTATCCAAGCACTTGGAGCTTGATTAATTCTGATCGGCAAATAAAACCTCGCTTCGGCGGGGTTTTTTTGCTTGACAGCCAAGCCACCATATGTTAGATTGTATATGAGGGCATATGAATAAGAAAGAAGCGAAGAAGATCCTACATGCAGCAATTGGAAACTACGCAGACAAAGGCAGCGAACTACTTTTCGCGTGCCCGGTCTGCAATCACCACAAGCGTAAGTTCTCTGTTAATCTCGATAAAGGTTTTTATAAGTGCTGGGTTTGTGATTATCGCGGTCGCAATCTTAGGCGTGTTGTTAGGCGTTTTGGTTCGTATACACAACTACAGAAATGGGACGAAATTACGAACAGGTCAGATCTTGAGAGATTTGCTGATCTCTTTATGGAACCAGAGCGTCGAGAAGACGCGGAAAAACCGGAACTCCCGGAAGAATTCGTAAGCCTCTGTTCGGACAATATCCCCGCCACAGGCATGTATGCGCTTAGATATTTACAAAAGCGCGGACTTACCAAGACGGATATTCTTAAATGGAAAATTGGATATTGTTTTAGCGGAGAATATCGTAATAGGATTGTTATTCCTTCTTTTGACAGCGAAGGAGACGTAAGTTACTTTGTTGCGAGAGCCTATAACGGCGACTCATACAAGTATAAGAACCCGAAGGCTTCAAAGAATATTGTATTTAATGAACTATATATCGATTGGAACAAAGACTTAGTTTTAGTCGAAGGAATTTTTGATGCTATTATCGCCGGAAACGCTGTACCTATCTTGGGTAGCACGTTACGAACTGGTTCCGAACTGGTCCGAAAAATCGTCACAAACGATACCCCAATCTACATCGCCCTCGACCCCGATGCGCGAGACAAAGAAAACAAAATCATCAAAACACTTCTTAAATATGATATCGAAATGTATAAGATCGATGTTTCGGACTACGAAGACGTAGGGTCCATGTCGAAAGAAGTTTTCGAAGAAAGAAAAAAGAACGCTGTATTTATAGATAATGACAACTATTTACTGTTGAATTTGCTATCAGCACTATAAGGAGAACAGCATGTCCAGATGGGGAAAACCAAGAAAAAACGTCAGGAGAATCGACCCACGATACTTTATGGATGAGAAGGCAGAAGTAATCAAGGAAGAAAAAGAAGTCACGCGCATGAAGGAGATTGCTGGCGTAGGCGCCGGCGCACCGTCGCCCTCCGCACGTCGAACCCCACGATTACAAACTCGCGAACCTGACATGACACAAGCACAAGAGCTTGCTCAAGTCCTCGCCCAAAGTCCGGCAGTCATGGCTGCTGTACAACAGGCAGCGAAGGATCCCGAAGTCCAAGCCGCTGCGCAGGAAGGTGCAGCGGAGGCAGACGCAATGCAAGAAGGCGACGGGGTGCTTGGGGGTAATCCATTATCGGATGCAGCCCTAGCTACCGGACTCGGCGCCGGCGGAATCATGATGATCGGCGCTGCAGCAGTCGCCACGCCGGCAGTATTTGCGCTGGGATTAACCGGAGGCGTGGCGTTAATGGCAATCGGAATATTAGTTAGCCAGATCGTCGAACAGTAGCTAAGGAATAAACAAGTGAAAATCACCAAATCCCGACTTAAAGATATTATCGAAGAAGAGCTTAGTAATTATTTGTCCAACATATACAAATGGTGCCCCTCGGGAAGCAAATGTTCTCCGGAGAAGAAAAAGACAAAGTGGTGGAAAGGAAGATGAAGATCACAAAAACGCAGCTTAAACAAATCATCAAAGAAGAGCTAAGTTCGATAGAGGATCTTGAAGCCCGGCTTGCCGGCATGGATGCGCGCAGAGACGACGACACTCAGAAAGTCAAACACAGAGACGCTAGAGACGAGCTAAATGAAATAGCCCGAACCCTACAACAAATGTTTGAGTTGTCAAACCTTATGGTGCAGAAGAAGTCAGAACACTTTCAGAACACAACTGTTTATGGGTTACCCATCCGAGAACAAGGTGCCCTTAAGGAGTTGGCTGATATTACTAGAGAATACGCCAAGCATGTAAAAGGTGCCGAATCAGAGCCAGTGACTGAAGGTCGAGGATCTGGGCATTCTGAAGTCTTAAGGCATACAAACGATGCAGTCGAGCGTATAATTAAGAAGGTTGGCTCACTAGGAGATGAGCTTGTATCCGGCGCCACTCGCGGAGGACCGTACGAGAGGATGCCAGTTGACATGTATATAGATGGCTTCGACAACTACGACGAACCCCGAAAAGTGCTCAGAGAACAAGCATTAAAATTGCGATTCGCGATTGAATATGGTTTAGATCGCCCGGTACCACCCGGGATTAGAGATAGGCTTAAAAAAGAGATCAAATCGGGATTCCTTAGTAATATGCGCGGACTTAAATCAACATATAGAGAACACATGCTGAAGATCGTTAAAGAGGAAGTCGAAGCCGCACTGGAGGAGAAAAAGATGCAAGAAGCCCCCTCAGAAGAAAAGGATGATTGGATCCAAGATGCAGAAAAAGATATTGAAAAGAGCGGCACAGAAGGTGTCTGCACCGGCGATAAGTTTGGCGGACCTACTTGCAAGCCGGGAACGAAGAGATATAATCTAGCCAAAACATTCCGCAAGATGGCAAAGGACAAAAAGAAATGAAGATTACAAAAGAACAATTGCGTAAGATTATCGCGGAAGAGGTCGCCAATGAAGGCGTCGTGAAAAAGCCTTTCGATGACTCCATGATCACTCACGATGATTATGAGCAGTCTGACGAGCCTTCTCGCGACGATACTGGCGAGCCTCCTCTTACACAACGATCACAACGCAAACTTAACCACAATCATATGCTGGCGAGAATTAACGACGCAAAGCTTTACCTTCAACAACAAGGCGATCCAGTAGCGTCAGAGCTTTCTCAAGAGTTAGATCAGGTAATATACAGCATGGAACTGTTAAGTGATTATTTTATGGGCGATATGCCCTCTGAGTAATGGCACAAAAAAATACTTGACAGCCTCTACTGAACAAGATATACTTGTATAGTAGAGGCACATTTGTGCTCGGAGGGAAGTTTGAAGTTTGCACACATCAGTGACACTCATATCAAAAATTTGAAGTATCATTACGAATATAGAATTGTATTCGAACAATTATACCAGACGCTGCGAGAGCAGGAAGTCGATTACATCGTTCATTGCGGAGATATCGCACACACAAAGACACAGATCTCACCAGAGTTTGTGGAAATGTGTTCTGATTTCTTCCGCAGTTTAGCGGAGATTGCACCCACATATATTATATTGGGCAACCACGATGGCAATCTAAAGAATAGTAGTCGCCAAGACGCATTGACGCCGATTGTAGATGCGTTAAACTTGCCAGCTCTGCATCTGCTCAAAGAATCTGGCGAAACCCACATAGACGATAAGTTCTGTTTGAATGTGCTTTCAGTCTTTGATCGAGATAATTGGACAAAGCCAAGCGATACTGATAAAATCAACATCGCCCTGTATCACGGCTCAATCAGCAACTGTAAGACTGACATGAACTGGACAATGAGAAATGGCGAAGATACTCTAACTATCTTTGAAGACTTTGATTTCGCCATGCTCGGCGATATTCACCGTCGTCAATATTTAGATGAAGTAGGTCGCGTTTGGTATGCCGGCTCAACTGTACAGCAGAATCATGGCGAAACAAATGATAAGGGGATTCTCATCTGGGATATCCAGTCAAAGGATGATTGGGAAATCGAGCCCATTGTGCTTAAGAATCCAAAGCCATTCTTTACAATTCCTTTAACGATGAAGGGGCGCATGCCACGCAAGATTGATGTGCCAACCGGCGCTCGTCTGCGCTTGGTGAGCAACAACAATCTTCCGCTCAATGTGATGAAGCGCGCAATGGATATCGCCAAACACCGATTCAAACCGGAGAGCATCTCGTTTTTGAACAGAGCCACCGGTGAACGCGGAAATGTTGAAGATATTACAGACGGACTCAAGACCGAGAACTTGCGAGATCCAAAGATTCAGGAAGAACTTATCGATGAGTACCTTAAGGACTATCAGGTGCCCTCTGAGACGCTCGAAAAAGTTTATGAACTCAATCGGGCTTACAACAAAATTATTGAGGAGACAGAGGAAGTCTCGCGCAATGTAAACTGGAAACTTAAGACCTTTGAGTTTGACAATCTGTTTAATTATGGAACAGACAATTCAATTAATTTTGAAAATATGGGTGGTATCATCGGCATCTTTGGAAAGAACTTTTCCGGAAAGAGTTCTGTGATTGATGCTGCATTATATACTTTGTTTAATACGACGTCCAAGAACGAACGCAAAAACTTAAACGTCATTAATCAGAACAGAGATTCATGCGCAGGCAAGCTCACTATCGAGTCAAACAATAAGGTCTATACGGTTGAAAGGAAATCAGAGAAGTACGTTAAGAGGCTTAAGGGCGAGGAAACCCTAGAAGCCAAAACCGATTTGAATTTTGAAGTATATGATCGCATCACCGAAGAAACAACATCTCTGAACGGAACAACGCGAAATCAGACAGATGCAATTATCAGAAAGCATTTTGGTTCTATCGATGATTTCATGGTATCTTCGCTAGCCTCGCAGCATGGTGCGTTAGCATTTATTGATGAGGGCTCTACTCGACGTAAAGAGATCATTGCTAAGTTCTTGGACCTGGAGATTTTTGAAAAGAAGTTTAGGATGTCCAAGGAAGACTCGGTAGAAGCCAAAGTCTTGATTAAGAAGCACGAAGACCGAGACTATGGGGCAGACATCACCGCCGCCACGAAGGAGTTGAATAAGTATCAGAACAAATCAGAGAAGAACAAGAGCCTCTGTGAATCCTTGCGTATTAAGCTTAATACATTGACGGATGTTGTGCGCTTATTGGAAGAACAAATCAAAGCGACTCCCTCGGAAGTGGTGGACATTACTAACTTGCGCAAAGAGCACAAAAAGAAAGTTAATTCTATTGTTGCTTTGGGCGAAACAATCAAAGAACAATCGCAGTTCATATCTCTCAAGAGCGAGGAAATCGCGGCAACCGAGAAGCTACTCGGCGCGATAGATCACCAGAAGAACCTTGAGAATAAGTTGTCGATTGAGAAATTAGATGAAACGATTGCCTCGTTAAATCAAGAACTAGAGAGTATCGTTAAGAAACAGAAGCTGCTAGAGGGAATCCCGTGCGGTGATTCGTTCCCAACGTGCAAGTTTATTAGAGATGCACACGTCTCAGTTGCCACAAGGGATATTGCAGCTAACGAGCGCGATAAGTCCATAGAAGCCCGCAGCGCATTAAATCCCGAAGAAATCGAGTTGGAGATTGAAGAACACAACGCTTTACAAATAAAGTCTTTAAATTTTGAAAAAGAGATTTCTGAGTTGAAGCTTAAGCGAGAGCGCAACAAGGCTACAAAATCTAAGATAGAATTATCTTTGAAAGATATTACTAATCAAATTAAGGAATACGAAGAAAATAAAGAAGCAATTGAGAATCTTGAGAAACTTATAAAGGAAAAAGATAAGCACCAAAAAGACATGAACAGTAAGCAGAATGAGATAACGACTTGCGAACAAGAGACTTTAGATATCGTTAAACTCGTTGGTTCTTGCGAACAAAAGATTGAAAACTTGCGAGAGCAACAAACTGAATACAAAGAACTACAGAACTCATATGCAGCCTACGATCTGTTTATGCAGTGCATGCACCCAAACGGAATTGCATACGATGTGATTAAAAAGAAGATTCCTGTTATCAATCAAGAGATAGCGAAGGTGTTGGCAAATATTGTAGATTTTGAAATTTTCTTTGAGAGTTCTGGTAATAAGTTTGACATCTTTATCAAGCACCCTCTATACGACGAGCGCCCTATTGAAATGGCGTCTGGCGCAGAGAAAACCATGGCGGCGATGGCAATTCGTTTGGCTCTTCTGAGTGTCTCTTCACTGCCCAAAAGCGACTTATTCATCCTCGACGAGCCCGGCACAGCATTAGATGAAGAAAATATGGAAGGTTTTATTAGGATCTTAGAACTAATTAAAGTGTATTTTAAGAACGTTTTGTTGATCTCGCACCTTGATTCGCTCAAAGACTGTGTTGACATGCAAATTGTAATTGAAAAGAAAAATGGATATGCAAGAGTAAACCAATAAGGAGTCAACAGCATGAAAATTACCAAATCGCAGCTTCGAAGCGTAATCAGAGAAGAAATAGAAAACACCGTCGATGAGGGTTTTGTGGACTCTATCAAGGGCGCCCTCGGTCTTGGCGGCAAGAAAGCAGCCCCAGCAGCCGATCCAATGGCAAATGTCCCAGAAGATGAGCGCGAAGACTATGAAGAATTTCGTAGTGGAGGCGCCGCCGGTCAATTCAAGTGGGAAGATGCCCGAGGACAGAACTTCGACGATACGAGTTCATATGAGGCTTACCAGGACTTCTTAAAATGGAGAACCAAGCATGTAGCTGACTCCGAACAACATCGACAGGCTCAATGGGATATTGAGCAAGCCAGGAAGAAGCGCGGCTCTGGAAGATCGTCGTCATCGTCGTCGTCGTATCGACGTGATAAATCCCCTGCCCATCGCGCATCCAGCGCTGTTGGTTCATCTAACCTTGCTTACGGCGAATCCATAGAGAAGATTAAGGACATTATTAGAGAAGTGCTACAAGAGATTCAAGGAGATAAAAAACAGTGAAACTTTTAATGGAAAACTGGCGTAAATTTGTTAATGAACAAGAAGAAGCCGCACAACAAGGATTTGCCCAAATAACTCCCGATACTAATATTGGAGCCGTCAAGGCTGATGAACTCTGGAGGCAGCTTGTGTCCGGACAGGAGAGTCCGCTCTATAATGCGATGAAAAATGCCACTGGCTGGGCAAGCGGCGTCTTGGGCACCCCAGAACAAGTTAAACAAAGGTTTGGGCAGATTGGACAAGAAGCCTTCATAGCGAGAGTTCAACAAGTTCAAAAACTGATCTCTACAGCAAAAACAGCTAAATTTAATATGCCTGCTCTGGAGGGCGGAGACGCCGATGCAGTAGTAGATGCACTAAGCGATCAAGATGGCGCCTTGGGAGTTGATCTAAGTTCGAAATTTGCGAACCAAATCGAAAGCTTTAAAGAGTGGTGGGAGGCACTACCCGAGCCGATTAAACAGATGTACGAAGCAGGGAAGATCCCATCTGTAGAACAAGTACAGCAAGCAACCCAACAGACCCCCCAACAAAACGTCAGTGAAGACAAGTTTCCACGATTTGGAAAAGGTCCAATGCCCGGCGCCCCCGCTGTTGGAGAAAAAGAACAAATCAATCTTAAAAATATTAAGGGCGCCGCATTGGCGTTCTTAACCAAAGGGATGCTCGACGGCGCGCCGGGTGACGCTGTAGCCGTTGAAAAAGACGCCGGCGCCACAAACTCAAAAATGATTCCAACGCAAAGTAATATTTTGGCAGCTAAGTCACTATTATTTGCATACAACAATCCAGCAAAACAACTCAAAGATATGGGCGGAGCCTTTGTCACTAGTGATGGAAAGATTCTCGACGGTCACCATCGTTGGTCAGGCGCCCTTATCGGTACCGGTGGTGCACTTCAGCATACCGGCGTTCATATTGTTAAGGCGCCAGCCGATGCAGTCATCCCTCTTTTGGTTACGGTAGGGAACGCACTTGGTCGCCAGCAAAAGGGTCCCAATCCCGAAGACGAAAACCAGTAAAATAAGGAATAAACAATGTCTGATAACGAAAATAAAGATGACAAAAACGAATTTGATTTTCTGCCTCCCGCAGAGCCACCACCCTCCTTTAATCAGGAGAAAGACCACTATCACGAAGAAGTCGCAGCAGAGGATTTCGGCATGGTTGAGGACTTCGGTCTCCAGATGGAATATTCTGATGAAGATCTCCTCCCAGAAAACACTGCCCCTTCTTCGATTAATGTGGGCTTTGTTGGCGTTGGCGGCGGAGGCAACAAAATGGCGAACGCCTTCATTGAACTTGGATTCAACAAAACACTGATGGTAAACTCCACAGGGAAAGACATTCCGAAGAACGTCGAAGAAGATCACGTCGTTCTTATCCCCGATAGCGACGGCATCGGAAAGAACGTCGTTTACGGCAAAGAGATTCTTTCCCAAAATGGCGCCATCGTTGAAGATGCACTTCGTATTAAGCTTGGAAAAGTCGATTGGCTTTTCGTTATGGCTGGTGGAGGCGGCGGAACCGGCAGTTCGGTAACCGCGCTGCAGCCAGTCTTCGAAAGATATATGCAATCAGTTCAGGCTTCTGGAAAAGTGGTCTATATTGTTTCTTGGCCAACCGCGCAAGAGGCACTGAACCCGACTATCGCTCGCAACGCGCTTACGCTCGTGAATGACGTTGCCCGCCATCCGCACATCGTTCTCGACAACGAACGTGCCACACGATTACTCCGCGGCAGAATCGGCATGCTTGGCATGTATCCTGTCGCTAACACAACATTTGCTAAGTCACTTGCTCAAGTTTTAAAACTCTCCACCGAGGATTCACCGATCCAATCTTTCGATTCTAAAGATTTGGAAACTTGCTTGAGCAATAATGGCAGAGCCTTTATGGGCTCAACAATGATAAAAGATCCAAATACAGCAAAGCTTGGATCGGTGATCCTTCATAACTGTATGAATCGTTCTGCGTGTCCGCCCCCCAAGGGGAAGGCAGGCGCCGGTTCGTTAGTGTTGGTGGTCTCGGAAGAGATGGTGGCTGACCCAAAGGTCAGTAAAAACATTGAGTCTGCAATCGCTTATGTCGGCGGTCGGTGCGAGACACTTTTCTCTGGCGTTTACGTGCGCAAGAATGTGCCCGGATTGATTGCGATACTAAGTATGAATGGATTAGCAACATGAACAAACTATTTGAAAATTGGCGAAAGTACACAAACGAAGCAGCATACGAACCCGGTCGTGCTGTTGCCGATATTGATACTGGCGAAGATTACATGAGCCCCGAAGAAATTAGGGACGAAGAGGTACAAGACTTGGCTGACAAGTTTAATGTCGAAGCCTTCGTTGAGATTGCTAGCGATGGAAAGCCTTCTATTATAGTAAAGCACCAAGACGGCAAATTGTCAATGTATAACGACACAGAAGAGATGTACAAAGAGTTAGCAAGCCGACAAGAAATGAATGAAGCAGCTGAACCACATTCAGCCTCTCACGTCGTTAAAAAGATGATGAAAACAGGACTAAGTGCTAAGGAAGCGCTAAAGAGTTTAACTCATGATCTTTCTGATGAAGAAGCTGAGCGTTGGCTTGAGCGCCACAAGGATGAAATGGATAGTGCTGAACAAGATTTAGCAAGCCGATAATAAATATAAAAGGAATAATATAATGGCATTTAGAAAAAACAAGAAGTTCATTGATCCTCGTTACTTTATGGACGAGAAGACTGATATTATTAAAGAAGAGATTGAGGAGGCGCGCCTTCCTGCATGGGAACGCCCGGTCCACACACCGCCCGAAGAAGAAAGATTTACTGGCGGCTCCATTGATATTGAACCACTCTCCGATGAAGAACAAGAAGCTTCTTACGATGCCTATTACGAATTGCATAGTTTCTTGCTGGATTCGGACCTCCCCGGCAACAAACCATCAGATAAGCTACGTCACGCCCTTCGTTGGATTGCAAAATTTGAAAAGCAAGGTATGGGTTAACAACATGAAAATCACAAAATCACAACTCAAAGAAATTATACGAGAGAATATCGACTCGCTTCCGATTGAGAATTTAATCGGCGGAATCAGCAGTCTCGTCGACGGCATGGATCCGGAGTTGGTGGGTGTTGTTTTCACCACTGTCTTCAAGGAGATGGAGGGAGGCAGTCCGCCACCCGAAACAAGTGAAGAGCCGGAAGCGACCCAACAAATTGGCTTTGATAGGGAACCTGAAGAAGTATCCAATAGAGCACCAGAGCGCATCGGCTTCGAAGAGAGCTTGATAAAAGTAATCAAAGAAGAAATGAGTACCGATTCCGCCCTTTTAAGCGCGATCAATAAATTAGCAGACAAGATTGATAACTTAGATGTTAGTGTTGATTACTTAGCCGCTTCTGTTACCGGCGAAGATCCTCTCTCTCTTGGGTATGGACAGGCAGCGTTTGGCAGAGCCGCCCGCAAGAAGAAGATTCAACCGCCGGCGGAATTAGCCGAGATCATCGAACAAGAGATCGCAGAGGCGCTAGGTACGGGCAGAATGGCTCCAGTAGCTCGCACTCTCTCTCGCGCAGGGATCGCCCAGCGCTCAGAACCAACAAGAACAGAGTTGATGAAATTAATAGCTGCCTTAGACACCGGAGACCCAGAGGAATTACAACAACTAGCCGATATGGTGGCACAACTCATGGACGCAGCTAGCGAAAATATTGAACAAGATTACGGCTTAGAAGAGGTGTCTTCCGAGAAGCAACGCCGCTGGGCTTGCGCACAAAAAGACAAGCCCGCCGATGAAAGAGCAGACAGCTTATCCGCAGCAGAGGCAGAAGAGATGTGTACATCCAAAGTGGAAGAAGACGCATGACCGGAAGAGGAAGGCTTAGTTTAAGCTAATAATTGGAGACAAGATGATGGAATATGTACAAGGCAAACTAGACAGATTAGTCGAGAAAATGATTTCTCGGAAGTTTCTTGTATGGCTAACCGCAACAGGACTCCTCGCATTTTCAGACTTACAGTCGGGCGACTGGGTAATTATTTCAGCAATTTACATTGGGGGTCAAACTGTCATCGATGGTATCGCTAAACTTAAGGGTGTCGCGTGAATTGGTCGGCAGTAATTAAATTTGGTTTAAAGTACTGGCGAGAACTGCTGGTCGTTGGCTCCCTCCTTGCAGTTGTAATTAAGACACAGCTTGATTATCGTGCGCTTAATAAAGCGTATGAGATTTCGCAACAAAGCCTCCAAGAACAAGTAGAGGGTTTACAAAAGATTCACGAGGAAGAACTTAAGAAGCGAGACGCGGCATTGAGGAGCTACCGTACAACTCTTGAAGAAATCGAAAGAGGCTATTTAGAATCTCAAGAAGAAGTCGAAAGATTAAAAAAACAGAAAAGAGATCGTTTAGAGAAAAGCTATTCATCGAACCCGGAGGATTTAGCCAATGAGATTGTTAATACTTATGGCTTTGAGCGCACTGCTGAGTAATCCGGCACTCGGCGCCGACAACGGAAGGTTTACCTTTTTGGGGAAAAATCAATGCGCGCCATACGAGGGTGTCCTGTTCGACCCAAAAGCAACCGCTCACATCCTTGCGGATCGGTTTGCCTTAAATAACGATTGCGAGATAAGGATGAAATATCAACTGGATATACAAGCAGCAGACTATGATCTACAATTACAAAACTTACAGATTCGCCACGAAGCCCTTTTGCAAGAATATGTTTTACGAATTGATTCGCTAGAACGCGAGAGTGGTGCGCTAGCAAATGCTCTTAAAAAACAAAGTAAAAAAAATCCTGCACTTTGGGTGACAATTGGGGTAGCATCTGGAATAGCACTAAGCTACGGTGCATATAAGGTGTTTAATGAGTGAGAAAGATTTAAATGAGGTAGCTGCCATTGAGCGCGCAATCGCTGCGAAATATGGTGAAGAAGCCATTAAAAATCCTCGGTCCGATTGGGACGAGACCAAAGAAAAAGAATATCTTCAGCAAATGAAAGAACTCTATCGCCACGCTTCTAAGAATAAAGAGTGGGAAGAAAAAGTCGACGTTAATGGGATAAAGGTTACAAAAAAACTACTTAATAGAGAATCTTTAAAAACTTGTCCTGTCTGCGGAAATTTTCCAAAGAGTGCAATGGATGATGTCTGTCTTGTAAAATTTGATTGTTGCAATAATTGTTACATTGAATATGTAGAAGATAGAGAAGAAAGATGGAAAAAAGGCTGGAGACCAAATGAGAATCAATAAATCACAACTTAAACAAATTATTAGAGAAGCAATTGCTGAGTCCGACATCGGAACTGCCGTCTCGGACCTCGGCGGCTCTGCAAAGACGACCGTCAAGAACCAAGCAGTGCAGAAGTTTATCGAGCAGGTGGGTGTGCGCCTATCGAAGGTTAGCCGCAGCGCCCAAGTAGAATTTTTAAAAGGCTTGATGCAGACGCTTGACATCGATCCATCGCTACTAACACAAGTGAAGACCGCTGTTCAGAAAGACCAAAGAGCTGCCGCCGCAGCACCACAAGGAGAACCCCAATAATGGCAACAGTTTACGAAATAGTTCAAGGCTTATCACAAGCCGCAGCAAACGCATATGACGGTGCGCTTGGAGAAGATCAGTCGCCAGTAACCGTAGGCGCCCTGCGCAGAGAAGAGGGCAACGCCCTTATCGATCAGAGGGTCATGGACGGCTTCAACGTGAAGTTTTACGGAGACATGATGTGTCTCACATATCAGTCCGATATTCAACTCAGAGAGGTTTATGCCGGCGGATTTGAAGAAGAGATTGAGCAAAGACTTGTTGATATTTCTGGATGGCTCAAGAAAGAGTATAAGAGAATCACTGGCGAATCAGTCAAGCTGACCAAAGAGGGCGAAGCTGATGTGCGCGTTGAGAACTCTTCCCGTGTTCGTTCATGGGTTGTGGCTAAGCTCCACTTTCGCGTTGGTGGTCTATCCGAGCAAATGAACGTCGACAACAGCGGCTCCACCAATCCCGTAGAGGCTAGCTGGAAAAAGTTTTTGGATCTTGGTGGCTGGAATGGCGAAGGCGGCAAGCGCCCCGACAACGATAAAAGAAAGAAAGAATAGACAATGAAATTCTCCAAATTATACCTTAAGCAGATCATCAAAGAAGAGATCTCAAGTGTTTTGCGCGAGGGTCATTATCATGATATGGGCGGTGAAGACGAGACATATGATGTCCTCGATCCCCACGGAATCGAAGATATGTCCGATGCTGAGCTTGTCGACATGATGCATGTAGATGGAATGGAAGAAATGATTGTTCTGGACGGAGAAGGGGATCTTGCAAATCGCGAAGAAGTTATAGCAGCATTGAAAGATGTATGACGTTCCAATTAGACAAAAAACAACAAGTTAAAGAAATACTTAAATGCGGGAAGGAACCCGCTTATTTTTTAAAGACTTACGCAAGAATTTCCCATCCCATGTATGGGCTTATTTTATTTGATACTTATGATTTCCAAGACGACCTTCTTAAAGATTTTAATGATTATCGCTTTAATGTTATTTTAAAGGCGCGCCAGTTAGGGATTTCAACAATCACTGCTGGCTATATTGTTTGGTTGATGTTGTTTCACCGTGACAAATCAATTCTTGTTATGGCGACCAAATTTGCAACAGCGGGCAACTTAGTAAAGAAGGTCAAGGGCGTTATGCGCAACTTGCCAGATTGGCTTAAGATCGCCACAATTGACGTGGATAACCGGACTTCCTTTGAGCTTTCTAATGGGTCATCTATCAAAGCAGCGTCTACCTCTGGTGATGCCGGTCGTTCTGAGGCACTGTCTTTGCTGGTTCTTGATGAGGCTGCACACATTGAAGGACTTGAAGAACTGTGGACCGGTCTGTATCCTACACTATCAACTGGTGGGCGATGCATAGCACTTTCAACGCCCAACGGGGTCGGTAACTGGTTCCATAAAACATGTATGGATGCTGAAGGCGGCAGCAATAACTTTAACCTTACAACACTCCAGTGGGACGTTCACCCCGAGCGTGATGAAGCTTGGTATAAGAAAGAAACCAAGAACATGTCAAAACGCCAGATTGCACAAGAGCTTGAGTGCAATTTCAATACTTCTGGCGAGACTGTCATAGACCCTGACTGTATGAAGTGGCTATTAGAAAATGTTAAAGAGCCAAAGCACAGAACCGGCTTTGATCGCAATTTCTGGATTTGGGAAGAATTCGATCCCACATGTAACTATCTTGCGGTGGCAGATGTTTCGCGAGGCGATGGCGCTGACTATTCAACATTACACATGATTAAATTAGAGACGCTGGAAATCGTGGGCGAGTATCAAGGGAAGCCAACGCCCGATATGTATGCAAACTTCTTGAATCAAGTAGGGAGAGAATTTGGAAATGCGATGCTTGTAGTAGAGAACAATAACATCGGTTACACGGTTCTCGATAAACTCGTTGAACACGGTTATCCAAATTTGTACTACTCTATTAAGTCTACACATGAGTATATAGAGCAACATCAAGCAGAAGTTAGAAACTCTGCCGTTGCCGGGTTCACAACCTCAATGAAGACGCGCCCGCTCATCGTTGCGAAATTAGAGGAGTTTATCAGAAACAAACTAATTAAGATATATTCATCTCGCACAATTAATGAGATGAAAACTTTTATTTGGAAGAACGGTAAACCACAGGCAATGAAAGGATATCATGATGATCTCATCATGGCGCTAGCGATTGCTTGCTGGGTGAGGGACACAGCATTGCAATCAAACGCACGAGACCTAAACTATCAAAAAGCTTTTGTGAATGCCATTGTTACTTCGAAGACTTCTATGAACACTCAAATTAACGGACAACAAGGCTACAAAAAAGATAATATTTTTGATAAAATGGGTGAAGCAAAAGAATTATACGATCAGTATAAATGGATTATTAAGTGAGGCGATAAATGGCAAACAACAATAGAAATAAATCAAGAGGCAAAAACCCAGCGAACGAAGACTCAAATCTCTTTAAAGCGCTGACGAGATTGTTCTCGGGACCAATCGTTAATTATCGGTCTCAATCCGGTCGCAAGATCCGGCGGCAGCATATGGACAAATATGCTGCACGGTTCAAGTCTGCATCCGGTCAACAGTTTAAGAAAGCCTTATACAATCCTCTTGATACAATTGCCACCAATGCAATTGCAAATCAGCGCCGCTCCGAGAGATACATCGATTTTGATCAGATGGAGTATATGCCAGAAATCGCGTCCTCCATGGATATCTATGCCGATGAGATGACCACCTACTCAGACTTGCGACCGATGCTTAGTATCAAGTGTCCGAATGAAGAAATCAAAGCAGTCTTAGCAATTCTTTTTGACAACATTCTTAGCCTTCAATACAATCTTTTTGGCTGGGCACGGACAATGTGTAAGTATGGAGACTTCTTTCTCTATCTCGACATTGATGAGAAGTACGGCATCAAATCAGTTATTGCACTCCCTTCCCCAGAAATCGAACGCTTGGAAGGAGAAGACTCCACGAACCCCAACTATGTGCAATATCAGTGGAACTCTGCCGGAATGACGTTTGAAAATTGGCAGGTTTGCCATTTCCGTATTCTCGGAAACGACAAGTACATCCCGTACGGCACCTCTATCCTTGAGCCTGCCCGCCGCATCTGGCGCCAACTGACGCTTATGGAAGATGCGATGATGGCGTATCGTGTTGTTCGGTCTTCCGAGCGCCGAGTGTTCAAGATCGACGTAGGCTCGATCCCCCCACAAGATGTCGAGCAGTATATGCAAAAGATTGTAACACAACTCAAGCGCCATTCGGTAGTAGATCCTAGCACAGGTAGAGTGGACCTTCGTTATAATCCGATGAGCATCGAAGAAGATTACTTTATTCCAGTGCGCGCTGGCTCTGTCACTGACATTCAAAGTTTAGCCGGCGCACAGAATATTACACAGATTGACGATATTAAGTATCTGCGCGATAAACTGTTCTCTGCGTTAAAGATTCCCCAAGCATATCTTGCCATGGGCGAAGGAGCAGCAGAAGATAAGACCACACTCGCACAGAAAGACATTCGATTTGCACGCACAGTCCAGAGGCTTCAGCGCGTTATTATCGCTGAACTAGAAAAGATATCTATTATTCATCTTTATACTTTAGGATTCCGCGGCGACGACCTGTTAAGCTTCAAATTGGCACTCAACAATCCGTCCAAGATTGCAGAGCTTCAAGAAGTGGAACACTGGAAAGCTAAGTTTGATATTGCCGGCGCAGCCACCGAGGGTTACTTCTCTCGTCGTTGGGTTGCTGATAACATCTTTGGCTTGTCTCACGAAGAATTCGCGCGAAACCAGAAAGAAATGTATTACGACCGTAAGCACGATGCAGCACTCCAAGCTGTTGCCGAAGGCGGCGAAGCCGCAGCAGGCGGCGGAGGACTCGGCGGAGGACTCGGCGGAGGACTTGGTGGTGACCTCGGTGGCGGTGACCTCGGGGGAGATGATCTTGGAGGCGGAGACGATCTGGGCGGTGATCTGGGTGGTCCGGAAGAGATGCCGGCAGGTGATGCTGGTGGAGGCGCCGAGGGCGGAGGAGAAGAGTCTCCACTTCTCGCAGTTCCCCCGGGATCGCGAAATGAGCCCCGTCTTACTCCGGGCGCAAAGGGGAAAGTATATCACCCCACCACTATCGATCAGCGAAAGGCTGGAGCCCGAAAACGCTCAAATGCCGCTAAATATTCTAGAGAAAAAGCCAGCGCCACACTGCGAAACGTTTTCCCCGGCGCGGAGATCAACAAGATCCCCAGCGCAGCAGCAGGGATTTACGAGCAAGAACAGTCTATTTATAACTTGAGAGAACAAACCGAAGAAGATAAGTTGTTTAACATCAATGATTCTCTTAGGGTATTGATCCAAGATTTAGAAAATAAAAAATTATTAACGGAGCAGAAGAAAGATGAAGACAAAACATAATAAAAAAAGAAACACCGCTTTTGTTTATGAAGCCTTAATCAAAGAAGCTACATTGTCGATAATCAAAGGAGACGCCGAGCGAAAGCAGAGCGTTGTTAATGTGATTAAGAAACATTTTGGAGCCAAGACCATTCTGAGAAAAGATTTAGAGTGTTACCGCTCATTATATGAGAACCAAAACCTAACCAAAGAAACATCCGAGAAGATCCTGCGCGAAGCCAAAATGCAAAAGATGCTTGTAAACCCTGCAGGACTCTTCGCTGCTCAGAGTGCAATGATTCATGACGTCAATAAAGAAATTGACACCAAGGTCTTTAACAATTTTGTTCCCAATTACAAAACTTTAGCTACCATCGATCAGATTTTTAATATCAAAACTGATCCGAAGAGTGTAATCATGCTCGAAAACGAAATCGTCACCAACATGACACAGGCAGCACCAGACAACACAGAGCCCGAACCAGTTGATAAATTACTCCTTAATACGTTTGTCACAAAGTTTAATGACAAGTACGGAGAGAGTCTCCGCGAAGAGCAACAGCAGCTTTTAAGCACCTATATCTCGTCTTTTGTTGATAATTCTCTTGCGCTTAAAATGTATCTTAACGAAGAGATTGCGCGGCTTAAGCAAGAATTAGAGGGCGCCTCCGCGACCGAGTGCTTTAAAGATGACGAAGTAATGGTACAGAAGGCTAATCAAGTAGTCGAAAAGCTGAACAAGTTTGCGCAAGAGCCTCCCTCTGATGCAGTGTTGTTCACCGTGCTTAAAGCACAAGAATTAGTAGGGGAGATCTATAACGATGGCGCTGACGATTAAGATCGGAAGAGGACACCAGTCGGCAGTCGTCCGATTGGAAATGGATTTGCGAAAGAGTCTCAACGGAGATCTCATGATTTTTGATCATGGAGATATCGACATTGTGTTGTCTCCCTCTAAAAATAAAATTGTAGCATTTCCCAAAGAGACGATGAATGATATGGTATATGGTGCACAAAATCGTCTATTTGCCCACTTGCGCAAAAAGGGACTAGTGATCCCAGAGTCAATTCAAGCCGGAGCCTTTTACGGCTCGTTTGAGGCGACAATGGAAGAGCCGTTTAAAGAGAGCCTGAATGCGGCTAAGTTCACACTTATCAATATCTCGAACTTTATTAACGAAGAACGTCCGTACTTTGAAGCCACAGAAGCGATTGTCTCGATGACGGACGACGAACTGACGCACCCAGACAACACAGACTCCACCGAGTTAGGCGAGGTACCTCAATCAACTGAGAAGGGCTCGATTCGACCCGGCTTTACCCGAGATCCCTATTCCTTAAACTATCTATATACAATCTAGGAGAGAGCAATGTCAGAAATGCATTTAATTATGAATGGGTGGCGAGGTTACCTCCTCCAAGAGTATAAGAACCAAACGCTTTTTGAAGACACAGCATATATTGCGGGCGTACTTGGGATCGTACTCCCTCTTACTGAGTCGGGCAATATTGCCCCTCTAAGCGAAGAACTTAAAAAACAAATTCTGCATGAGCAAATGTTGTTTGAATCCTTTTGGGATGACGCGGTCCAAACGGTTAAGGACGCCGCCGGAAAAGTTGCCGGCAAGTTTATCGACGCTGCCGAGGGGATTAAAAAGTTTGGCAAAGAAGGTTGGGCTATCGTAAAACAACTGTATCGAGTTGCAACAAACCCAGATCTAATTCCCAATTTCACGGGCGCCATATGGAAAGTAAATTTAAGACACAAGTGGCGCACCGGTCTAAAGCCCATATTGGAAGATTTAATACAAAGATTGCCGACGTGGGATATGCCCAACTTTGCTTCTATCGCACAAAGAGCCTTAGACACTATAAATAAAGTAATCGAGTCGGTTAAATCCCTGTCAGGATGGAAGAAGGCAATCGCCACTGCTGGATTATCCATAGGGTTTACGTGGATATGGGAAAAGGTTAAAGATTTTATAGAAGGCTATAGAACGTGGAGTAAAAAGCTTGAATCGGATGAGAGTGAAGGAATGGCAGAACAGTTTAAGACTTGGCTCAAAGCCGCAGTCAACAGCACCTTTTTAAATGTTTTAAAGACTCAGTTTGTTGGAATGGTAGAAAAACTCATTTCAGTATCTACGGGCGTCAAGGGATGGTGGGATGCAGCAGTCTCTGCAGTCGGCGGCGTCCAGTTGGTTATCAAAGCCCTCGGCACTTCTTTATCGAGATTCTCGCGCTACACGGGCGGTGGAAAAAAGATAAACCTTAGCAAGTACACTGCTGCTACAACTTAAACATTAGGAAACAAAATGGAATTATTGACATTTGTCTTGTGTGCCTACGGGCTCACTCAAATTTTAGTATATAGCGATCTACCCGCTTTACAAAAATTACGCCCCCCAAAGGACGCCGCCGGCGGCTATGGCAAGGTATTTCACTGCCCTATGTGCATGGGATTTCACGTCGGATGGCTTTTGATGCTGCTTTCCCCATACACAGAACTATTTAGTTTTGACGTTTCCGTATTCAATTTCTTCCTTCTTGGATGGTTATCTTCGGGAACATCCTATATATTAAACATGGTCTTTGGAGACAACGGAGTTAAACATGAACACAAATACTTGGACAAATAAATGGATGCTGCAGCCCGTTAGGCGTTGCTGCAAAGGATCCTAACTGTGGGTCAGAAGTTACTTAGAGAATATTATGAACTCTGCGAAGGCGGCATTTGTCAAGACTTGCTGACTGAAGAAGAGAAGGCATATGTCGCTGATGGCGGCATGTACCTTACTGGAATTATTCAGAAAGCAGACACAGTTAACGGCAACGGTCGAGTTTATCCTCACAAGGTCCTCATGCGCGAGATAAAGAACTATGAAAAATTAGTTAGCGAGCGCCGAGCTTTGGGAGAGTTGGACCACCCTGACGACTCTGTGATCAACCTTAAGAACGCGTCCCACATGATGACCAAAGTTTGGTGGGACGGCAAAAATGTGATGGGCAAAGCCAAAGTGCTCGATACTCCGTCCGGTCAGGTCTTAAATTCCCTAGTGAAAGCCGGCGTAAGCATCGGCATTTCGTCTCGGGGAATGGGTTCTGTATCGGAATCCGCCGGCAACACAGTTGTTGAAGACGATTTCCAGCTTATCTGCTTTGATTTTGTATCTGAACCTTCCACGCCCGGCGCCTTTATGATGAAAGAAGCTAAAGGATACACCAACAGAGTGTTCACCAAAGCGGACCGCATCAACAGATTATTAAACGAGGTACTTGAAGATGAGTGACTGGAGTAGTTTTAAAGACGCTAAAAAGCGCAGCGACGCATGGAAAGGCTTTTTAGCCGAGAGTGTTGAGCCTAAGATCAAAGAAGATGTTCCTCTTGATGAGTTTTTCGGAAAACTTAAGTGGGGAAAGACCGGAGGAAAACACGGACTTAGCTATGACAAGCATCAATATACAGGCGATCTGGTATGCAAGCCGGGCGACAAATGTGCCGGCGGCGATGGAGAGGAAGAGGGCGCAGGCAACGAGCCTGAAACTTATAACGCCGACGACGTAGCTGCTCTTTATAAGGCAATTGACGACATCCGTCGAATTTTAAACGTAGAAGTTAAGCGCGATGTATTATATAACGAACTTGAAGACCTTATTACAAACCCTCAAGGAAATAATTATACAATCGAGGAACAATCAATTCACAAGGCATCTGTAATTCTTAGCCGGATGCCCAAGTTGGGTCCCAACGGCGAGTTGGACGTAAATAAATACCCAAATCTTGCTAAAGTATTCAACGCTGCGCTCACTACACAAAAGACCAAAGACCATCTCTATAAGATTCTTGCACGTGCCGGCTTCTTCGGCAAAGAAGGGAACGACCTTCCCAACTGGTTTAAAAAATCAAAGCCCAAGCAGCAAGAACCCCAAAAGCCCCAAGAACCACAAGCGCCCCAAGAGCCACAACAGCCACAACCGCAGGGTGGCACACCCGGTCAAGAGGAAGAGCCAGAAGATGGGACTCAGGCGCCGACCCCCGTCGACGTGGAAGAATATCCGGACGCAGTGGTCGGCGACTGTAGCAAAATCAAATTCAAGCCAAAGCCCAGCAATCCCGGCTACACACTAGCATACTTTTTATCGGCGATAAAGAATGAGTATCAAATAGCACCGGAGAAGTATAAAGAACTGCGTGACTATATGGTCAAGCAAAGCGTCAGTGCCGGCATCATTAAACAAATGGATGCAGACAGCACTATCCGAGAATACATCGCCGGCGTAACTACCCCTGAAAAATCTCCACGCAAAGGGCGCAAAGTTAAGGGAAGTGACTCAAAGCCGGCTAAGTCGCATGCAGTTGACTTTTCTGGCATCTTTAAGATCTTTGCCGACCAAGAAGTTGCACAAGCCATTTATGATTGTTGCAAGACTCAATTGCGCGAAGGCGGTTGGGACATCGGTACCGGTGTTGAAGAGCCAGCAATCGACCCAGAGGGCACCACCGATACGGATGGAGAAGACGAAAGTGTTATAGATAAAGTTCAAGATTTAGCAAACACGCCCGCTGTTAAAGCGGTCGAAGGTTTGGCTAGCGTATTGTCACTGGTGCCCGGCGCCAATATACCGGCGTCTATCGCAGAATCTCTCATTAATATAGCACAAGGGGATTTGAAATCGGCGGCATTGGCACTGTTTTCCCTCATTCCCTTTGGAAAGATCGCCGCGAAAGCTGGCAAGTTTGGACCATTGGTCCTTAAGTTAATACCTCTAGTTAAAGCTATGGACAAAGTCCGCGGCGCCCAAGGTGCCAAGGATGCTATCATAAATGCTCTAGAGGCAGCAGGCATCGAGGCATCGGTCGAAGATGTACAAGAGGGTGTTAACAAGGCGCTCGAACTGTATGACAAGGTTGCCGACAAGCCCGGAATGGAAGAGTTGAAAAAACTAGGCGATAAGTACATTGAACCCCTCAGAGATCTCAGCGCAATGCTCGGTACCGCGCCGGGCGAAGCTCCCCCTGAAGGGGCGGAAGATATAGCCCCCGCCGGCGCAGAAGGCGAACCCGGCGAGGAAGGCGCAGAAGACGCAGAAGGCGAA